TAGGTATTGGATTATATAAAGGAAATGCAATCATTTTTATATAAACATCTTCTGCCACATTTAATAAAAAATCTATTTGTGGTACTAAAAATTGTTGATAAGTTGTATTATCAGCAGTTTTTAATTGTTCATTAAAATAATAATGCATATCTTCTATACTCTCCAACATCTTTATTTATTTCTAACGTGTTCACTGATTTGTATTCTGATGCTTTGATTTTCTGGATTAATCAACATTTTAGCAGCAGAATCAACATCATGTCCTAAAGTAATACCATTATAACTAAAACTACCTTCTGAAACATCTAATACATTTTTAGATATTCCTAAAATTAGAATAGCTTTAACCTGTAATACATCTTTAGGTTGTTTAACAGTTTCCAAAAATTTATGTACATTTGCAAGTCTATAAGATGTAAGTCTTGCATCTACTCCTTCTTCTGTTAAATTGCTACAATCACTACTTGTCAAAGCAGTTAAAACAATTCTTTGTTCTTTAGGAGTTAAGGTTTCATGCAATTTTTGTGCTTCTTTTACATAAGACATTAACCTAATTTCTGTTTCTTCTGATTTAGTTTCATCATGTATGTAATGAGTAGCTAAAGGAGAAACACCTGTATTATATTCTTCTAAACTATTAGCTACCATTGGATTAGCTAAACATAGTTTATATTTAATAAAATCTAATGGTATGGATAAATCAAATATTAATGTTCTATTCTCTAATTTAACTCTACCAATTAATGTACCATAAAAAGGATGATCTCTATTTGGATTAAAATTAGAACTTAAATCAAATCCAGTAGCATCTTCTAAAAACAATCTTTCATTAGGAGTTAATCCTGTCTGATATTGTGATTTTAGAACCGCACATTCAATAGTACTGCCCCTATCAAAATTATCTACACCAGATTTACCATGCCAACTGTCTTTGTCTATAGGTCGGAGTTCTATAGTAATATTAGGTAATCTAAACCTTTCATAAATAGGAGCATCTTTTGCTACTCCTTCTATAGGTACTAGTAACTCTTTAGTTACTTCTTTAACTGCACCTAATCTAGGCTTTTCAATAATTGCAACATTTGTAAAATCTTTATCACTAATGTCGTCAATTACATCTGCTGTTTCTTCGATCTTCATCTTTTAATATTTAATGTTAGTGTTAAGAAAAAAAGAGTGACACCAGAAGTATCACTCTTATAAAATAATCTGATTATGAACGTTGAAGTATTAACTCCCCACATTTAGTAGGGTCTGATAAGTGTATCCCACACTGTTTAAGTACGTGCATTTCATAGTAGTCTCCACTATGTGCACCTAAAGCACCACTTGATACTGGACCGTAAGGTGATTCTCCACCACCTACATACCAGTTCTTAAATCCACCCTTCTTATTTATCATCATCATATTGGCATCACTACCTTCACCTGCAACATCTAAGAATGTAAATCTCATACTTTCAGTAGGCTTACCTGTAAGTGGGTCGATCTCGAAGTTAATTTCTGGATCATCATACACTGGATTGTGTATAAGTTTTAGAGTAACTCCATTTGGCATTACATACTCAACAAATTGAGCACCATAAGATAAACCTTGAGTTGTGTAAGGTGAACTTGCACTTCTAACAAATTTATCTGTTAACATTGTGAATACTGGGTCTTTACCTGCTTTACTATTAATAGCGTTAGCAAATGTTAACATTCCGTATTCACCTGTATAAGCGTAAATAGTTGAGTTTTGACCTGGAGCAATACGACCATATCTAGTGTCCATAATAAATTCTTGAAGTAAATCCGCACTTAATCTATTATAATAATGTCGTACACCCGATTCTAATTGCTGTTGCAAACCTGCGCCTGACATAATTGGTCGTCCATTACTACCTAATATTTTACTAGTTTTTCTTGAATACCAAAGCCCACGCTCTAATTCACGATACCATTGTTGCCAATATACTATTTCAGCATACCTTACCCAACTATCAGTTTCTACAATACGACCTTCTGGAGATTTAGCTCTTATTTTAATAGCTAACATCTCGTTTGCAGCATCACCAGTTACTTTATACATCTTTCTATATCTAGACATACTACCTGTAAGTCCTATAGCAGTGTTGTAACTAGTTGAACCAGATTCATCTGATGCTTCTTCATATTGAGAAAATAACTTTCCCCATAAAGCACCAGCTTTTAAATACTGATATGGGATATAGTGAGATAAACTATCGTTCATAGGTTGCAACTTAATTCTATGCCTGCTTCCTATTTTCTCTGGATGTCCTACAATTCTACATTGATACTTTTTATCTGCACCGCCTGGCGCTAATATGTCTCCTGGTAGATAACCGCCAAAATCAAAATCCAATGTAATAATTGTTCTACCTCTACCAGCAGTACTATTAGTAGTATAAGTACTACCTAATACAGTACTTGGTCTGCATCTACCACCAATCAATTCATAAGACCAAGCAGTAGTGCCTATCTCTTTAACTCTTTTGCCTTTCATTAGCATATTAGTTAAAGGGTTATCTGAATATAATTTAGTGGCGAATAATTCTGTAACTACACCTTCAAGTTTTTCGGGTCTAGCGTGTAATGATGCTCCTAAGTGATTCATTTCAGTCATTCCCGAATGAATGGGCATCCTCTTTGTGAAAAATTCATAATTCATTATGTACTCTGTTTTTAAATTTACTTATTAAATAAGGTCTAAAAATTCTGTAAGACCTTTAACAGTACTAGTTGTTTTACCACTAGATGTCTTTACTCCTTTATCAGACTGTTCTTCTATTTTTTTAGTTATTTCTTGTTTAGCTTTAATTTTAAGTTTATCAAAATTAAAGTTATTCAATAATATATCTGCTATAACTAATTTCTTAACTGGGTCTGTTAATGCTTTAGATAATTCTACATCAAAGGCTGTTAATTCTTTATTTATACTCTTATCTACAAATTTATAGTCACCTAAAAAAGAAACTAGTTTATTTTTGTTAGTTAATTGAATGCCCAACACTTCATCACTTTTCTTAATAGTATCTTCTATAACTGTTCTTTCTTTTGATCTTGCTGAAATTTCATTAGCTTTAGCTGTTTTTGCATCATTAGCTAATTTTTTAGTAAGTTCAATTTCTTCATCTATTCTTTTATCTCTTAGTTTTTCAGCTACAGAATCTAGTTTACCATTATCTTTATATGCTTTAATTAGCATATCAGCTTCATCACTATCTTTACCTTCAAACTTTAAATAGTTAAGTCTTAAAAATGATTCCTTATCTTCTTCTGTTCTGAATGGTAATTTAGATACTATTGGTTTTTCAGTTACTTTACTTATGAAAGTTTCTGGATTACCACCATCTTTTGTATATTTAAGAAAATTAGTACCTAATGCTCCAAGAGAATCCATAAGTCCAGTAAACTCCTGCTCAAATAAAGTATCTATTTCTTTTTCTATAATACTTTTAGCACTATCTTTATCTACTGTTTCTGGTAAATCTTCAAGTTTTTCAATACTTGTTAATTTTCCATCTTCTACTAAAGAACTAAAAATATCTTTAAAAGATGTTACTTCTGGTTTTTCTTCTTCTTTTTTGATTTTACTATCTTCTCCAAAAAAACTTACATTTTCATCTACTTTAGGTTTTTCTTCTACCTTAGTAGTATCAGTTTCAGTTTTTTCTTTAATAGTCTCATCTATTAAATTTTGTGTAGGGTCATCAAAATCAAAGAACGTTGTTGTTTGGTCTGTCATTGTTAATGCAAATTTATGTTATTAAATTAATACTGTTTCATTTTAAATGAATAATTATTCATATTTTTTTGAATTATTTGATTTTGTTTATTGCGATTTACTTCCCATTTTTGCTACCTTCTTTTCATCTATATCTAACTTTCTTTTAGCTAAAATGTTATTAGTCGCATCTTGTATCTTTTGATGCTGAAATTTTTGCTGTTCTAAAAATTGATTTGCTATTTCAATAATATCTGGTGTATTATTATTATTAATATCTTTATCTTCTGCAAATCCACTACCTACTACAGCAGCTTGTAAAATATCCCATTCTCCTTTCTTATCAATTTGATCTAACTTACCTTGTGATTTAATCTGTTCAAGTCTTTCAAGATTAAGTTGTTTTTGATCTTCTGCTGCTTTAGCATTAGCTGCTTGTCTATCTTGAAGTATTTTATCTTGTTCAAATTTAGCTTCTTCTCCTATCTTTAATATCTCTAAAGCACTATTTAAATCTTCTTCCATTAAAAATCTACCTAAAGCACTTAATTGTAAAGTTTCTGTTTGTACTTTAGCAGCAGCATATTGACTTATAATATCTACAACTTTATCTTGTTTAGACATATTTTCCATAAACATATAATATTGACTTTCTAATAGTAAGTCAGGATCAATGTCTACAGTCATTATACCAACATCATCTAATACATATGTAAGTGTTTTAGATTTAGTTCTTATTAATGCAGTTATTTGATTATATAATAATGACTGCATTATTTGATTCTTAGCTACATTCATTAAATAAAACATAGGTTCTAATGCTAAACTTGTAGCTCCTACAGCACGTTCTACATTTTTTTGACCCTCTCTTTCTTGTATTTCACCTTCAAATTGTGGATTAATACCTATGGTACTTTTAGATTTAGCTTCGATATAATCAGCTATTTCAATATATTGGTTTATTTGATTAAGTTGTCCACGATCTACTTCTTTAACTAAACTATTAATATCTTTTTGACCAATATTTTTAGCATCTTGGAAACTATAAAATGCAATTCCATTTTTTTCAGCATATCCAAAAAATTTATCATACTCTATATCTATAATATCAGAGTTCATAACAACCATCTTACCTTTATCCTTAGCCATTAAATCTTCTACTCTATATAATATAATATCGTATAAAATAGCATAAGGTAACATATAGTCCACAGCACCTTTAGCATTACCATTATATTCATTTAATAGTACTCCTTTAAATGGTAGTGCTTTTTCATATAAATTGTCTATATTAAATACTTGACCTTCTACTGGTCCAGCTTTAATAATTATATCAGTTCCTACCATTATACATTCGTGTAATTCTGGTATATCTTTCCAAATTATACTTATATCTCCAATTTCTGCATTGAATATATATTCTTCATCTACTATATCTGTATCTTCTATACCATCTCTAATAAATGTTAATATACCTTTTTTAGTACTTGCTCTCCATATACTATGAGTAACATATAAAACCGCATCCATAGTAGTATTACCATTATATAATACTGTTTGTGAAAAACTTATAGGTTCTTTAGCATCAAAAGCAAAACTAGCACCATGACTACCATTATGAACTAAACCATAAATATCTCTTAAAGTTTCCTTACTTAATATATCACCCCAGTACTCTTGTATTTTAGCAGGAGTTAGATAGTAATGTAACGTTCCAGCATCAAAATCTTTAACAAAAGGACTATCGGTAGTTTTACTATAAGTAAATGATCTAGGGTCTATTTTCTTTAATACTGCTTTACCTTGTTCAATGCCATCATAAAATAAATATTTACCACTTACAAAAGCATCAAATGAGCCTAACATAAATTTAATATCTACGTCTTGTTCTCTTTTAGTAAAATTAAGTATATGATTACCTATTATTTCAGCAGGATCGACATGATCTCTAATCATATATTTTTTAATTCTTTCTGGAGTATTTTGCTGTACTGCTTGCGCTACTGCATTATCTCTTTCTGGTGTATCTTGTGATATTTGTTTTTCTATATCTAACTTTAAATTCTCTAAAACAGATTGTACAACTAAATTATCTATCTTTTTTCTTTCTTCATCTCTACGTCTACCTACAGCTTCTTTATTAACTGCTACTAATTTAGATTTAAATTTCTTAGTACTTTCAATACCTTGTAATCTTTTTATAGTAGGACTTACTATATCTTTATGTCTAAATTCTGTAGGTAGTTTAATATCAGGACCAAAAGGTTGATATATGTTTTTTAATATACTAGCATCAAATTCTCCTGCTGCTAAAGTATAATTATTATTCATTCTAATAAAATCAGATGCGTTTTCTGTTCTATATTTACCTACCCAATACTTATAATATGCAAAATTATTTGCTGCTTTAGCTTTATTACTAATTAAATGACTATATTCAAACATTGTTTTAATTATATTGATTAGCTAAAAATTCTAATAACTTATCTCTCTTACTTTTTTCATTTGAATTACCATGTACAGTACCTTCTTCTTCTTGTTGTCTTGCAAATAGAACTAACATAATAGCCATAATTCGGTCATAATTACCACGACCTTCTTTATCTTTACGTCTATCATACTTCATTAATTCTTCACATAATCCTGGACAATTTAAATTTTCTACTACTAATGTACCATCAGGTAATTCTTCCATTAGCCATTCGCTAATATATTTTAAACCTGCTATTTTAATTTTTTCAGCCATGTGAATACCATAATCACGACTTACTCCACTATCTTCAATATGCAAATTTATAACTTCTTTTGGTTCTGGAGCTAAAAGATGTAACTTTTTTTTCCTACGGAAATAATTACGAACATCAATAACTTCATTTTCGTGCATAATATCAGCATTATAATATTCTGCTAGAAGCATTAATTGTTGGTAATAAGCATCTTGGGAATTTGGTCTACCTATATAAGAAGCAGCAATAAAATTACCTTTATATGAAAAATTGTTATAGCCCTTATGTACATAAGCAGCATTTACAGATATTATACCTTTGACTTTTGAAGTTTCTCTAATTGGGTCAAGACCTATTATATATGTACCTTTTTTAGCATCTGGTATTGGTGCTTCATACTGTATAATATTACCTGATAAATCTGTTACTTTTGGTTTCCAATCTATTAGCGGTTCTGCATCATTTAATATTCTATAATTTATTTGGTCATCTTCTTTAAATAATTCTATATTAAGTCCTATAGTTTTATGTAAACCACCTGACATTAATTTAGAATATCTAGCTTTAAGTAATTGAGTAGGAAAATTATTATTATTACTTACTAAAAATGCTTCACTAGGTTTATTAGGATATTCTTGTAAAAATCCATTTAATGCGCTTAATCCTTTTTTAGAGTTAGTTTTAATCTTATCAAATTCAGCTTTTCTAAAATCTAATGCAGCTTGTTGTAAGGAATTACCTTGTGAATCAATATTACCTATTTGATTCATTTTATCTGGAAAGAAAAAACTACAAGGCTCATTAAAAAAATCTTCATCATACTTATTTTCAAATACTTGCATACCATATTCTACAGGATTATAATATATCTCTGCAAAATCTTCCCAATCATCTTCAGCATCTTCTGCACCATTACCTGTTCCAAATATAAGTATTTGACCTGTTATACTAGTACCATCTGAAAGTGTAGGTAAAGTAGCTTTTACAGTATCTTTTAAATTAGAAAAGTTACCTGCTTCTTCAAAAAGTATAAGTGTTCCGTCTTTACCCCTTAAAGCATCTGGATTATCTTTACATGTTAATGCCATTATAACACTCTGAAATCCTTCTTCTATTTCTACACCATTACTATCTGTAACTTTATAACTAGCTTTCTTATGCTCTATCTTATCTACGTAATCCCTTTTCTTACCCCATGCAGTATGTTTAGACTTAAAATTAATATAATCATTAGCCATTTTCATAGTACCTTCTGGAAATAAGTACTTTTTATCAAATGCCGCTATTATATTAATAGAGAAAGGTATTAAATCATATCTATTAACTATAATACTTCCATTTTTATATGAGAATCCTTTACGTCTTGCTTTACCTACACATAAATGGTACCCACCGTCTAATAATGTAGGTATATTAGAATTTAACTTCAATGAATTTAAATACTCTGGTGTACAACCATACCTAGCTATATTAACATTATGAAAGTAATCATAATCTCCATCCCAAAAATCAGGAAAAAAAGGTTTCTTAGTAGCACTTCTATTTTTAGATTCTAAAGTAGTTTTACTTTTTTTATTCTGCATCTTAATTTGTGAGAAATTAAGATAGTCATAATGATCTCCTGTTATTTTAACACCACCTACAGAATAGCCTTCTATTCTTCTTTTACGTTGTTCTTTCCAATAATCTAAATATGCTAATGATCCTGGTGGGTCAGGACAATAATATCCATACTTATCAAAATGTTTAGCTTCTTCTCTAAATACTTCACTATTAATAAACCACCCATCTTCATTTCTAACAGAACTCATTCAGTAGCATTTTCAACCATTTCAAAATAATTAATACTTCTATTTTTAACAGTTTTAGATGCTTCAACTAATTCACTATCTACAGCATTTTTTAAATCATTAAGTGCTAATACTATATATCTTGATTCTTTTATATTCTTAGCTATAGTATCAGGATTATATTTTAATCCACCACTTTTAGTTTCTGCTGTTAAATCTATCTCTCTTAAAAATGTAGCCAGTTTTTTAGAACTTTCTAAACAACCTTTATATAATTCAAGTGATGGAGAGCAGGTTTCATATATATGATCTAATGTACCAATACATATATTTATTAAAGTATCATTAGTATAAAATTCTAATAGTTCTTCTTTTTCTTCTTTAGTTCTGTTTTTATAAATAGATGCTATAATTTTTATTCTTCTTTCATCTTTTGTAGGATAACCACTAAAAGGATTAGTTTTTCTATAAGAACACATATAATTTAAATATGTGTATTGCATTAATGCTTCTCCTTTATGACTATCTGTATCTCTATCATATATTTTTCTAAGTATAGGATGTGCTAAAACATCTATAGTTAAACCTAATTTACCATCCTTAAATTCAAATATATCTAACATAATAATTTACAGTAAAATCTATTTAATTCATTTATGGCTTTTGATCTAAATATTAATGACATTAGATCTTTGTAATCTGAATTTCGTATCACAACATCCTTACTATTAGCTTTAGCAGTATCTCTAATTATAGAAATTGCTCCATTAGTTAAAGCCATAAAATTATTTCCACCCCTACTAATAGTACCTATTCTTAAATAAGTAGAACCATATTGATTTTTAATACCGTCAATAATAGGATATTGTTTAACAACAGGAATACCTATAATATCATAATAAATGACATATAGGTATTCAAAAGTAATGATTATATTTAAAACAAGATATTCCTTACTATTAATATTTTCTTGATTAAAACTTAATATTGGGGTCATAAGGCATACTCATTATATTTAAAGTATAGGATTTAATTTTACCATCTTCAACAAATTTAACAGTTGTTGAATTGTTGTTTTGATAGCTATTTACTTTTTTAGCTATTTGTTGTTGTGGTACAGATTTTGGTGTATAAGTAATTGTAAACTCTTTTGTTTTTTCATTATAACCACCTACAGTACAACTACATCCCATACTTGTAAAATCTTGATGTCCTGCTAATGTTTTATTTATTGTACCTTGTCCTAAATATTTAAATTTAAAAACATATGGAACTTTTACAGGTATTCTACCTGCGTTAATTAAAATAGAATCACCTACTTTTGGTTGCCAACTCATTTTTACTATTAATTTTAATTTGTTCTGTAATCTTACTTTGTTTTAAAAATAATTTACCTTCAATATTATCACAATAAATATATCTAAATCTCATATCATCTATCCATATAGGATAACATTTACCTTCGCATGATTTAGTTGCAGCTTGTAAAGCAGTAGTAGTACAACCACATTTAATACAACTACCATTATTTAAACAAGTTTGATTCATTACTGCATGTCTAAATTCTAACTGTAGAATTGTTAATTCACTAAGTAATGATTTATCATTCCAATATAAATAATCAATAAATGTACCATACATACAATGCCAAGCATCTACTAATTTAGCTTTATCATTATATAAATATATTAAATACTTAAATTTAAAGCAATCTATTACAGCTAATTTAATAGCTGGTAATATAACATTAATTAATTGTTTTAGTTTCATTTCCTGCTAAAGGTATTGGATAAATTTCCACTTCTTCTGAAACAACTTTACCTGCTATTTTAAAATCATCAATAACTACAGTTGGTCCATTAAAAGGAGATTTATGATAAATTCTATATTCTTCTTCTGTTTTATATCCAAATATATCACAAAATATATTAGGTATATTAGGATTTCCATCCATATGTAAATTAGTATCAAGTTCTTTAGTAAGTAATACTGTATCTCCTACTCTTATACCACTTGCATATGCTTCACAGTGTTCTGAAATATTTAATACTAAACCGCAAAACATAACTCTGTATTGATAATCCCCTTTAGTATTAGTATTATCACTAATAATAGTTTTACCTTTTTGAATTTGTTCTACTTCTACACCAAGTTCTAAATACACTTTATTATGAACTAGTTGTATTCGTTTTGCATCTGGATGGTTGTTTAACCTTAATGGATTTAATTTAATCATTTCTTTGGTCTTTTTTTAAATTTATTTTGTTTGGGTAATAATGATTGTTTTAATTCTTCAATTCTTTCAACTCTTTCTGGTTTATGTGTTTCTAAAAAAGCTATTGCTCTTTTAATTGGTGTTTCATATGGTATAAATTTACCTAAACATCTTATATTAACTTGTGGTAAATGTGTTAATTCAAGTAACTTACTAGTATGCATCATTAAAAACATACCTAATTTATCATAATCTGTAAAAGAAATAATATTTTTATATTTACTATTCCGATATGCTTTCTGCAACATTTGCTTGTACTCCATCTATATTCTCTAGATTAGTATTAGTAAATTCAATTTCTTCTTTATTATAATCAGGTCTTATTACTACATTAAATACAGTTTCTACATCATCATCTATATCAAATACTTTATCTACAGCTAAGATACCATAATTATTAATATATATTGCTTTCTTATTTTGTAATGAAGTAATATTATTAGTCATTCCAGATAACGATATAAATAAAGTATCTCTTACATGCTTTCTAGCTTGTGTATTAAATCTATTATTCTTATTTATTTCACCATCTAATGATAAAATACAAGATAGTATTTCTATCTCTCTAGTATTTAAAGTTCTATCTTCTGGTAACATAGCATTTATTATACTAATATACTTAATATAATAATCATATTTACTATTTACAATAAAAACTTTACTCTTTGTATTCATATACAAAACTATTAGAAAAAGTGGTATTTACTACATACATCATAACGCAAAGTTATAACTTAAATTTTAATAACTATACATATTTTTTGAAATAAATACAAAAATATTTTTCTATGTTTAAAAATTATTATATATTTGTATTATTAAACACTTAAAAATCAATAAATTATGATAATAGCAATATCTGGTAAAATTAATTCTGGTAAAGATACTGTAGGTAAAATAATACAATATCTAGATATAATGAATCAAACTAATGGTAATGTACCACTAGGTTTTAATTTAGCTACCCTAGATTCTAAAGTTGTAGAAAATACAGGACATACTAATTGGAAGATTAAAAAGTTTGGAGATAAACTTAAAGATGTAGTATGTATATTATTAGGGTGTACAAGAGAACAACTAGAAGATAGAGAATTTAAAGAAAAAGAATTAGGAGAAGAATGGACTATTCCTTTAAAAGAAGAATTTGTAGATATAAAAAATTACGAAGGATTATATCAAATAAGTAATTATGGTAATGTTAAAAGTCTAAGTAGAATTATTAATAATGGTAAGTATATTAGAACTTCTATTGATATTATATCAAGTACACAATACAATACAAGCGGTTACAAGATTATAACTTTATGGAAAGATAAGAAAAAGCAAACATTTACTATACATAAATTAGTAGCTACTGCTTTTTTAACTAAAAATAATACAATTGATGGTGTTATAAATCATATAGATAATAATAAAGATAATAATAAAATAACTAATTTAGAGATTGTATCACAGCTGTATAATAGTAATTGCCATAAAACAACTAATGGCGTTAGAAAAAATATTAGTGGCAATTATACTGCAAGAATTTCTATAAATGGAACTAGAGTTACTTTAGGTAGTTATAAGACCGAACAAGAAGCTATTACAGCTAGAAATAATAAACTTAAAGAATTAGATACTTTTACACCTATTAAATATATACCTAAAAAATATACCCCTAGATTGTTATTACAATTAATAGGTACTGAATTATTTAGAAATAATATACATGATAATACTTGGGTAAATGCTTTAATGCAACAACACGACACTACTAAAATAACATCAGATGATTTTATAAGATTAGATGTAGGTCAGTATCAAATACCATCAACTAAATTAGAACCTAAATGGATAATTACAGATATGAGATTTCCTAATGAATTAGAAGCTATTAAACAAAGAAAAGGTATTACTATTAGAGTAAATAGATATTGTTATGATACAGCAGAAGATTTTCTTGTAACTCATCCTGATAAAAATATATCTAAAATAGGCGTTGACATTAACATGAATAAAGATAGTTCTGTTATTGATTTTGAAGAACCTGCAAGAATGCATGGTTATAAACCTTTATCAGAACAGCATTCTTCAGAAACAGCTCTTGATAATGCTAAATTTAATTATACTATTGATAATAATGGTACTATTGAAGAATTAATTGAAAAAGTTAAAAAAATATTAATTAAAGAACAAATAATAAAATAATGGAATTTATAATTAACATATTAATACTAGGAATAAAAGAAGATCACTGTTTAACTATGATGTTTATACCAAGTAACAAAGATTTAGCTGTAGGACAGCAATTTGTTGTAGGTAAATTATTAATGACAGTAAATAATGTAATACTAGATAATGATGTAGTACATTATGTTGCAACAAGTAGTCAAACACTTACTAATAAAACAGGCACAACACTCGAAGCAATTTATAATAAAATAAATCATACAACTTTAACAACTATTTAATGAAATTAAATTTATCTAAAGTAGCACATCTCAATCCACATCTCAAAAATGTAATAAAAACCAGATCAAATACATCAAGTTATAAGCCTGGAGATAAAGAAAAAGGATATATAAAAGCTACTTTAGATAAATTTTGTAAAGAAAATAATTTAAAATTAGTTGAAGAATTAAAATTTTTATCTGATAGAAAATTTAGATTTGATTATGCAATAGAAGAAATTAAACTGGCAATAGAGTACGAAGGAATTAAATCTAAAAAAAGTAGACATACTACATTAACAGGTTACTCTAAAGACAGCACTAAATATAATTTAGCAGGATTAGATGGTTGGACCATATTAAGATATACAGCATTAACTTATAAAAACATAGATAAACATTTAACAACTTTAAATTTAAACAAATGAGTGAGTTCAAACAAACAGCAATTACATTTTATGGATTAGAAAATTGCGCACCATGCGATTTATATCAACCAATGGCAGCAAAAATATTCAAAGAAAAAGATTACATATTTTTTAAAGTAATGCGTAGTGAACAAGAAACAATAGATCATTTAAAAAGAAAATATAATATAAGTACCTTTCCTTTTATGACTATTGGAGAAAAAGTACTTCATAGTGGAGAAACAGCAATATTATTAAGAGCAATAAATATACCAACATGAAATTAGATAAAGTTATGATAAAACTAATGATTTTGTTTTTACTATCTTTAGCTTTGTTATGTGGATTATTTTATTTAATAATATATTTATTATTAACATTTAATACAGAAGGTCGTATAATAGTAACAATTTTAGTATTAATGGGATTAATTTTATTATTTTTTATTAAAGAAAAACCAATAGATTAAACATGGAAATACAAGAATATCAAGAAAAGTCAAGTCGTACATTATCTATATTAGATTCTAATATATCTGATAATATTCATATGAGTTTAGGTTTAACAACTGAATCTGCTGAAATAGCAGACGTATTTAAAAAGAAATTAGCATATAATAAAGAGATTGACTGGATAAACATTAAAGAAGAAATTGGAGATTTGATGTTTTATATAGCTAATATATGTAATATTAATGGTTGGGATTTAAGAGATGTATTAGATACCAACATAGCTAAACTTAAAGTAAGATACCCTGATAAATATTCAGACGACAAAGCAATTAATAGAGACTTATTAACAGAACGTAAAGAATTAGAAAAATGACAGTAAAATTTGAAACACAATTTGCATTTGGAGATATAGTATATCTTAAAACAGATGAAGAACAAAAACCTAGAATTGTAATGGGTTATTATATAAATAGAGCAAATGATGCTGATCCTATAATATATGTAGCTAGTGGAGAAATGGTAACATCACATCTAGAAATAGAATTAACTCATGATAAAACATATTAATATGGACTATTCAAAAAATCCACTATTAGACGAATTAGATAAGCAAAATAAACCATTTACAGACAATACAATAATGTCATTTGGTACACATAAAGGAAAAGCACTTAAAAATGTACCAGATAGTTATTTACTATGGTTATATGAAAGTGGTAAAGCATATGGTAAACTAGCCATGTATATAATGGACAACTTAGATATAATTAAAAAAGATACTAAATAATAATTTAACAGAAGTAGTTATATGAAATATTATAACTACTTCTTTTACTGCTAGAGTACCTAACGAATGTTTAAAAGAAGGAACTACTTGGGAATTTAGATTTGTATCATATAATCAATAAAAAATAACAAAAATGAATAATAAAGAACAAATAGTTAAATACATAAAAGAAAACTTTTCAGAAGAAAAAGTACTTAATGATTTAGATCAAGAAATATTACAGTGGTTAGATGAAGATTGGAATGATGAATTTGAATCTGAATATGATTGGTATGGTGAATATGGTAATGGAGAAGCAGAAGATGTAGTTAGAAACGATATAATAAATAATATATTAACTAAATCTGAATTAATAATAGATAAAGAAATAGATTTATATGAAATTGTAAATGAAATATTTTCAATATTAGATAAATAAATTAAAATGAAACAAGAAATATTAACAATAATAATGGGAATAGTTGGATTAATAATAGGCTTTTTAGGTGGTTATTATGATAATAATAAAAATAATAAGAATAATGAATAATGCACCCTTACTAATAATAGGCTACTATCCAATATGTAGTAGACCTATATACGTATTAATAAGTAACAAATATTATGCTTGTGAATATTCTTACAGTGATTATAATAACATACCAACAACATTAATATAATGACAATAATAGAAGTAAAATTAAAAAATTATAAAAATATATTACATTCAGACCTTGTTTATTTTAAGCCTGACTATGTAATAACAGGAGAACAAGGTGCTATAATTATAAAAGAAATAGGACTACCTATACAAGTAGCACATTTATCATTTTTTGATAATAAAGAAATAGATTTAGTAGGTAGTTTTAAAGTATTATTTGTAAAAGATGGTATAGTGATAGCACAATTACATTTAATTAAATAAAAATTTAAAAGATGAAAGTAATCAAATCAAAAACAAGTATTAAAAATAAGTTTTTAAACAGTCAGTTTAAAACAGAATTAATAGAATTATTTAAAAAGCATAATGCTACTATAGAAAAGTCACCTGTATATAAAAATAGTTTTATTGTAGGTTATAGAGAAACTTTAATTATAGATAAAATGCCTGTATTAATAGATTTAAGCAGTATATTTGAAGAATTAGGAGAAAGTGTTAGTGATGTATAATATAGAAATAAGAAAAGATTGTGATGCGTTTGAAGTTAAACAGAATGTAAATGACTATGGAGACTGTCAAACAGATGGACATTATTTATGTAAAGGTTGTAAACACATAGCATCATTTGACTGTATGGAATATCATGATAACAAAATAACATATTATTACTTAACAATAGAAAACTATGTTATTACTGAATTTTTAAAGTGGTTATTAACAATAAAAAATAGATAAAATGACTTATTATTGTGATAACAATAGACATTTAATATGCGTACCTTATAGTGTAGATAATTTACATATAATGGCTAAAGACTTAAATATTAATAAGTGTTGGTTTCACAATGGTAAATTTCCACATTATGATATACCTAAAAAAATGGTAGATGAAATAATGAATAAGTGTAAAGTAATAAGTAGTAGTGAATTAATTAATATAATAAAATTTTTTTGGTAGAAATTTTTTAAGGTTGGTTGAAAATTGTGAAGGTGGATACCTGGCTTAACTAACCCCCATGCCATTTAACAAATGGGGAAACACCCCGCCATCAATCAATTTCAAATAAATTATTTCCCGCATAAATAATTATATTTAAATTAACTTACATTTCAAAGGTAGTGAATCACAATCACTACCTTTTTATTTAAATTAACTACTAACTAATATCAATTAACTAACAACAATCATCCTATTACCTTTAGCAGTAGTACTAATTACATAATAAACGCTGGATTAATAGCCGTTGTTTATTATTACATATACCGCATGTAGTATAATGACAGCACAATAGATAATAACATAATGAAGTAGTTGACATGGATTTGACCATGTTGTATATTAATAAGGCTGCTCCCTTATTGATGAGTATACATTACAGAGAGCAGTGCTAACTCCATGCATAACTGGACAAGCAAGGGTAAATCCGTATGGTAAAGCCTTGTATTTTCTTGACCACATAATATGGTGGTCTTTTTATTTTATTAGCGATAGTCTACCCTACACATTAGTTTGATGTGTGGTTGCTGTAGACTGCTAAATGACAACCCAGCTGTGGTTGTACCTTATTGGCTTTGGTACGTAATGCCCAAACAGAGAGTTAGCCACTCACTACATAGTAACAGTCTAATGACTGTTACTATTTTTAATAGCAGCACAATATATAATAACCCAATAAAGACTTCGATATAATTTAGTTTAACTTTTAAATTTATTGTAATGCGTAAGATATATACAATAACTATAGTAGGTATAGGTGGTGATGAATACATGTACTCATCCTACAATAACTCTGTTATTATAGAAGGTGGTGAAATTATTATACATACTACTATTAAAGGCATACATACAATGCGTCTAAATGTAATAAGAGTAATACAAATAGACGAATCGTTTTAGTAAGATAAAAATAACACCTTATAGGTGTTATTTTTATTTAAGGCACAATACATAATAACATAACAACATAACTGATATTTTATTATTAACTAAAGTTTCACACTTTGATTTAAAGTGTATTGGATTATGGATTTGAATCAATTTTTAGCTAACGCAGCAAGTCCTGCACCAGCTACTACTTCAACTGTTGCTCTTGATAAGACAGCATTATTAGCTAAGTTCTTAGCACTTGGTGCTAAGGCTTATGAGACTACATCTATTTGGGAGCGTACCACAACTGTAATAGATGTGCTTCCTATTGATGGTACTCTTGCTAAATTAGTTAAAGAAGAATCTGGTCCTGGTTGGCAGATTCAGCTTAACTTAGGTAAAGTGATCTTTGCCGAAGTTGTTAAAGAAGATAGAGCAGCCGCAGCAAATGGTTATCCTAATTGGAAGATTGACCATTTTATTGCAAGTGCTGATTTTAGAGCTGTTGCTCTTAGTAATGGCACTATTGTTACTGTTGAAGAATTTGAGAAGAACAAAGTTGCTCTTGAAGCGGCAGGTATTGTTAAGGCTACTACTCTTAATGGTAAGCCAAGAGCAGATGGGGGTGATATATTTATCCCTAAATTTGATCCTTCAAAGCCAGTTGAACAACAAGAGAAGTCTGTTAAATTTGTTGCTTCAAAAGTTTAAGTAGTTTTAGAACCTGCACTGAAATATGTGCAGGTTCTTATTTGTTAATTTATTAAAAACATTGGTTATGGAAAGTTTAATTTATGGGTTATTATTCATTACTATTACATTTGCTGCTATAGTTATTATACTTATGACTATGGGAGTAATGAAAAATGATGTAGATTTATAAAAAAAGAAAGGAAGTAACTTATGATTACTTCCTTTCAATTTTATTCTATCCACAATAATAACATAACATTCCAACTTAACAAATATTAACCCAGTTAGTAGTAAACTGTAATCGAATAGTCGTTAATTATTATCAGTTAACTGGTAATTATTACTAATAATATTAAAATTGATAGTTAAAACACAGTTATTACTGGCTGTAATTGAGTAATTATAATTAATAATGGTAGTAATTTTGATTTAATTATTATTATTTGAAGTATTGAGATGTGTAGTTAGTTAACTGCTAGGACTACAACAATCTTAATCAAATCCAATTTTCTAAATCTCAATTATTCAAACTATTCATATTTTTATATAGCGCATTAACCGTAATAATAACCCTACTAACTTTAATAATTTAAATATTTAATAAAATAATATAACTAATCCCAACTAACCCACCTTAATACCTTTATTAGTAATATCAACTTTATAAAATTATATTTAATTATATTAAATTATTTATTTATAGCTTTTAATTTTCTTTCAATAACTCTAATCTCTCTTTCACTATACTCTAAATTATCATTAATCTTCTCCACTTCATCATCACTTAATTTATCAAACTGCATATTCCAATGTAAACCACTCTTATATAACTTCAAATAACTCAACTCCTTCTTTAACTGTTTAACTTTGAAATACCTTCTAATTTTCTTAATAACACCCATTTCTAATAATTTAAGTATTAACCTTATTTAATTTACTACTACTTAAATAAGCATCAACTGATTTAATAATCTTTCTCAACTTAAACTTAACTTCTTCAATACTACTTGCTTTACTAATTTTAGTCTTAACTAAATTATTTAAAACAAGTAAATTCTTTTCAATTTCTAAATCTAATATATGTTTTTGTGCTTCACAATGAACTATATCAGTACAAATACTTTGATACATTAATTCCTTTTCCATGACTTATTATTTAAACGTTAACTAATTCACCCTTAAATGGCTTAACTATTGTAGCCATACTTAAATTTAATTCTGGTACATCTATTATTCTTAATGTACTAAATAACACTTCAAAAAATTCACCAAATCTTATATAATAAGGATTTACAACAAATAAACTCTTACATTCTGTTTTAAATATAATTTGTTTTTCTATTAATCCAGCAATAGCTGTTCTATTACTCTTATTATTAAAATCTAATTTACATCTCCATAAATTATTACAATATACTAAATCATTAGCTATTTGTCTTATAATTAAAAACTCTGTATTAGTTATTTTATCACTATCAAATAGTTCAGTACTTATAGTCCTAGTATTTTGTATTAGTCTTTGTGTTTTTTCATTAATATTTTCTTTAAAATACTCTTTAGAATTAACAGTTAGCTTACTTAAATTTCTTGCTGCTGTCTCTGTTAAAGCCATATTTTTTAGACCTTCTAATAAAAAATAAGAGATGTTTTTAACTTCCATGTTTATTATTGTTTTAGTGTATTACAAAGATATGGTTTTTTAACCAAATAAATGGTTTTTTAACCAAGATAATTAATTGATTATCAATAAACTTAGGTACTTATTTCAATCTAAGATTAATTCTTTGACTTACCAAATTTTTCGTCGATTAAATATAGCATTTCGTCGAAAAATAAATCAAATAAATATTAAATATTGATAATACAAATTTAAGTAAATTTTGACAAAACTGTCATTTTTTGACAATTATTGTAAAAAAGACAAATTTACTTCATTGATTATCAATTAGTTACATCTACTGCTAAAGTATAAAATATGAGTTGTCACAAATTGGAGACTATTAATTATAAAACTACTAACTACTAAACTAAGGCACAATAAATATATATCTCAATAAATTAAATGATATGTATTAATATTTACTGATTACCAGTGTCACATTCCAGCCTGGCTTAAAAGACTAACAGTGTAGAGCTAATCAGTAAATGTTTTAATTAACTAATAAATAAAAGAAAATGAAAATTTCAAAAAGATTAATTATTGTAATAGATAAACATGGATTACGATTAAATAGACCACATTCTATTGGTTGGTTATGTAAATTAGATAGATTCATATTTAAATATAGTCATGATAAATATGGATTATCTTGCTTTTTACCACTACCATTATTAAAATATCAACTAGTTGTTGATGGTAAGCCTGTATATAGTGGTGGTGGTGTAAATTGTTTTAACGAGCCAATGAAAATTTATCCTGTAATTATAAATAAAAAAAATAGAAATTAAATGTCGTGAAGCAGCAGAATCAGGTTACTTTAAAATTAGAAATTTTACATATAATGGATTTAGTGGTACATTAAAAAAAGGATATACTAATTTAAAACCAAAAATTAATGAATTAGTATTAACAAATGATCCTGGAATTTATAGATATAATAATATACTAATACCGTCTTTTGCTATAGAAGGTGTATCTATATTATGTAAAGTAAAAGAAGATAATAAAATTCCTGATTTATTTGGTATAGCATCAACTAGTTAACATTAACAATTCAATAAATAAAAAATGGATAAAATATTAGTATTTTATTGTAATCAACCATGTTTAGATAAACTAACAGGATTAAATAGAGATAGAAATCCAGATAGTAATTGGCATGAATTAAGAAGTACAATATTAACAGCAGCAAAAGAAGTAGAACTAACACCAGAACTTAAACAAATATTATTAGAAGATATAGCTTATGTTTATGGTAATGATTCTAAAAAATTTACAGCAAAACTTAAAGAATTTAATTTAATAATTACTACTAAAGTAAAAGATACTTGGAATAGAGAAGAAGTTATTAATATTGCATCAAAAGCACACACGCATGGGTATAATTTATGTTTGGGCACAACTGATGATATGTTAGAATTTTCTGATTGGATTGAAAACAACTTATAAATTAACCAGTTACTAGTAATAAAAAACTAGTAACTGATTAATTAAGGCACAATACATATATATCTTAATAACTTACATGATATCATATGGAATGAATCAATGAAGATAACAGTTATTTTATATAAAGATATATTATAACTGTTTTTTATTAATTAACAACTTAAATAAATAAAAGTGAAGGTAAAAATTGGATTATTAGGAATACTACCATCTATACTAGAAATTGCTTTATATGACTATACTGTAAACAATTCTTTCTTTTTACCTAACAATAAATTAAGTAAAAGAGAATTATCTAGAATAGTTAAAAAATCTACACCTAGAACTGGACCTAAAATAGGTAGAAATGATTTATGTATATGTGGAAGTAATAAAAAATATAAAAATTGCTGTTTAAAAGATTAATTTTAAAAGAGATTATAACCAATTCCAATATTTAGGGGAGTATTTATTACTCCCCTTTATTAAAATGCGTACTTATTTATTAACATAATTTTATTTAACACACTAAACAATTTTAAAATGAACACAAACAATGTGACACCACTAGTAGAAGTAGCTTATGCTAAACTTCAAGAATTATTTAACCACGATCAATCAAGATCATTTGTATTTCATTTAATAAAAGCATTTGGTAACAATCAAGGTGTACCTAGTACACACATACTCTATGGAGTATCAAGTGCTTTAACTTACAAAAAAGGAATTGGACCAAGAAGTATTGAATCTTTAAAAGATGATACTCTTAAAAGAAAATTAGCATCATTTTTAACAGATACAAGAGTATCTAAAGATGCTGCTGTACTGGAATTTACATCTAAATTTGGATGGAACGAAAATGATACCGTATGGACAACTCAATTTTATAAGTCCATGAATAGTAAGAAATTGCTAACAAGATCAGAATATATAGCTTTACAACAATTTGAAAAGTTTCTTAACGCACAAGAAGTTGAGAAAAAAGAAAGTAAAGAGCTATTCACTGGTCATGTTACAGATACAGTAAATGTATTGGAATTAGCTGAAACAGCTAAAACTAATAAAAAGTCAAAAAAGTAACACTTTTGTTTATTGAGAGCAGCATCATAGAAATATGGTGTTGCTTTTTAAAAAAGTAATTCAAAAATTTATTAATAAATTAAAAAATTAGTATATTTGTCTAAATATTTTTGAACATGTCAGAACTAACTATATATTCTAAGGGTATAGAAAGATTAACTGAAAAAGAAGTAATCATATTAAATAGAATATTAATAAGATTACATTATGAATGTAATTTTAATCCACAATTAAACTGAAATTTATTTCGTTGATACTATAATGGAAGTATTATTAAGACGTGGATTCGACTTCCACCACCTCCACCCATAATTTGTCATTTGTAAGTAGGATTGATTAATGATCGCCTACTTTTAATATGGGGGTGAAATGGCTTCGATTGGTAATACAGTTATAGAGTAGAAATTTATTTATATTTAAACGGCAACGTTTTCAATCTTAATCAAGCAACTGCAAGAGCAGCAGCTTAATTACGTTAAGTTTGAACGAAATCAAACATTGAGAGTACTATTTAGTACTCTCTTTTTAAAATTTAAAATAATAAAAGTGAAACCAGTAACTAAATATTGTATTTACAATACTAAAACAAATACCTATTACTATTATTGTCCATATTTAAGTATGACATATAATTTTAAAGGATTTAATAGTAGATATGTATATAAATCAAAAAAAGAAGCAATATCTAATTTTGAAAAACTTCTTAATATTACATCTTCTGCTAATAAGAAAAATTTAGTAGTTTTAAAAACAAAAATAACTCACGAAATAATTGAACAATAAATAAAATGAGTAACTCAAGACTTAATTATAAAAAAGTAAGTGATGCTTATAATATATTAACAGCAATAGGTGCAGTAGATACAGCTATTGAAGTTAATAGATTAATAATAAATTATATAAGAGTATTTCCAGGTTGTAATAATACTGAATTAGAGTTATATGTTTCAAATAAAAGAAACATATTACAAACTCAAATATCATTATATTTAAAAGAACTTGCTAAATATAAATATGTAATTATTAAAAAGAACGGTAAAGAAAACAATATATTTGTTGGTCCTATGTACTATGAATTAATTAAAATACTAGATAAACATATGAAATTTATTAACTATAATATTAAAACTTATTCAAATGTTGAATAGACAACTTATATTTAAATGTTATCACAACTCACCAATCATACATGAATCTGGTGCAATAAGTAACATTTATACTATAACTGATAAATTTTATATAGAACAAGGTAGTGCTGCTAAAATAGAAGAATGGAGTTTGTATCTGAAATCAATAAAAGACTTGGATATTCCAGACATTATATATTTAGCAGCACTTTTAAATATAACAAATTATTCAACATTTGAATTAACTAAAGAAAAAGTAATAGATGCTTTAATAAATAGCCCTTATTTAAATTGTTGTAATATTAAAACTTATGTAAATGTAATAGATTATCTAAGATTTAATAGTTATGCGCTTCCATTTATGGATATTGGTTTAAAAGAATTAATTGACAAAAAAATAATTAAAATAAATAAAAGTAAATAATGACACTATTTAAAATAACAATTTCTGTATCAATATCAGAAGATTCTCCTTTTACTGTAACTATTACAAAAATGGAAGTAGTTAAAGAAACAAAAGAAGGGTTTAAAGTAAGATATGGTGGAGTAGTAAGAACAATTAATAAAAAGCAAGTTAATACTGTAATTGATAGATATGATGTTAATACGCAATTTATAAGTGTAGCTGCTTTTGCAGATAAGTATGAATTAGAAACTGTTAAGCAATATGCAACTACACTTATAAGTGATGCTGTAATTGCTCATAAATCTAATATAGAAATCTTAATAAAGCATTTTAATGAAGGTATTAGAAAACATAAATTATTAGAACATTAAAACAATAGTTATGACATATTTATTTATTGACGAATGGGGTAATATATATTACTCAAACGAATTAACTGGTACAGCAAAAAAACAAATAGATGAAGGAATACTTTCAGCTATTAAAATTAATGCTGATCTAAAGCAATCAGATATTTCTGTTAATAGTTCTGATGATGAAGATCAGTGGGAAGATGTAATAGAATATACTGAATCTTCTGCTAAAGAATTAGAAGATGATGATGATATTGAAGATAGTGATGATTATGAAGCTAACAATTTAATTGATAAATTGGAAGAAGAATAACAAGATGTAGTTTTCTTATTTTTGAGACCTTAGTATAGAGCGTGTATATAGAAGTATATATACGCTCTTACGATTAACTGTAAACTATAATTGAATAACTACTAATTAAATAACTATTAAACTGAAAAACTAAGGCACAATACATATATGTCTCAATAAATTAATTGATTTGATAAATTCATTGAAAGGGTAATTGGGATAACAATGAAACCAGCGTAGAAATGATGATAGTTTTATTTTAGTTAACTGTATTATATCATTGTAGGTCCTATCCCAGCCTACTTTTATTCATAACTGCGTCTTTTAAAAGTGTAGGCGCAGTTATATACTTAATTATGGAGCAACAAATAACATTAAACCAGAGACAAAAAGAAGCTGTTAATTTAATAGATGAATTTATTTATACTGATGATAAAGAATTTCTATTAACTGGCAGAGCAGGAACAGGTAAAACAACAACTATTCGTTTTATTGATTTTCCTTATACAACTATTGGGATGGCTATTTCCCATAAAGCTAAAGAAGTTTTAAGAGAATCATTGCCGCACTTTGATGTTATAACTGTAGCTTCTGCTATAGGATTAGAAAAAGTAGATGATTTAAATACGGGAGAAACACAGTTTATACCATTTGGTAAAGAAATTGTAAAAGAAAAACTTATATTTATTGTAGATGAATGTTCTATGGTAGATATAAGCACAAGAAAAAGATTACTTGAATTATATCCTAATAGTAAATTTATTTACTTAGGTGATATACATCAATTACCTCCAATTAACGATAAAAACTCTAATATATTTGTTGATGAAAAGTTACCATCAATAGAATTAATAGAGAATATGAGAACTGGTACAGAATCTCCTATTATGAATTTACTTAACAATATAGTTAAATTACAATTATCTAATTGTAATGATGTAAATATAGTTAGATCAATACTACCTAAAGAAAATATTATTATAGAAGATAAAAGGTTAATACAAAATATGCCAATAGGTGAATTTTATAGATTAACTGGAAATACTATAATAATAACTTATCATAATTTTAAAAAAGAATTACTTAATAATCAATTTAGAGAAAAAATATTAAAGTATACTAAAATTTATGAACCTGGAGATAAATTAATATTTAATAATAATATTTATAAATCAATAGGTGGAAAAACTGTAAGAGTATTTACTAATTCTGAAATAGTTACTGTAACTAATGTAAATAATGCAGGATATTCATTTAATGAAAAATTAATTTACTTAGAAAAAGGTGAATTAAAAGAAGAAAGTATAAATTTTGAAATGCCTTATTATCTTATACAAGTAGAAGATAAAAGAGATATGGTATTTGTACCATCAGACATAACTAAATTTAGCAAGTTACTTGATAAAATAAGTACTTATGCTAAACAACTAAGTTCATATCCAGAAGAACGTAAAAAAATGTGGAGAATTTTCTTTAAGGCTAAGTACGCATTTTATGATGTATCTTATGCTTATGCTATTACAAGCCATAAATCACAAGGAAGTACTTATGACAATGTTATTGTAGATTTTAATGATATATTTAAATCTAAAATGACAATGGATGAAAAACTTAAATGTTTTTATGTTGCTTGTTCAAGAGCAAAATATAATTTAAATATTATTTTTTAACACACTAAATATATTAACGTGGACACACAAACAATTCAAGCACCAGTTGATTTGACACAAACAGTAAGTAATGCATCAACAAATGCAGAAATTAGGCAAGTATTTGAAAACTTTCCAGGATTTAAAGACGGCAAAGCTATTTTAGCTAGTATTGAAGTTAAAGAAAATGTAGTTCGTACTATGTTTGTACAAAACAGATTAGATTTACCTATCACTACTAATACTAATCCACTTCTAGCATTAGCTATGAAATGGGATAATAATATTGGTAGAACAGTAAGAACATGGCAAAATTTTGATGTTGATTTATTTAGTCAACTACAAGAAGCAGGTGTTACTGTAGGTAGTACAGCAGAACAAGTATTTTCAGCACTTAAAGCTGTAACAAATGCTAGTATTGAATTTACTAAAGTTAAAATTGCTGTAACAGAAAACCATACTCCTGATTCATGGGCAAATGAACATGGTGAAGAAACTTTACAAAGACCGCTTACAACTTCAAAAGGTGTAGGTTTAACAAGTAAAGGTTTACCAATTTATCAACATACAGAACTTTGTTTTGATGATAGTATAGTTGATACTTTACTAACACCAGACAAAATCATTAATTTAAGACAGTCATAGTTCCATAATCCTGTAGGTATAGGTTAGTAATAACCTGTACCTATTTTTTTATTACTATCTTAACTATTAATCAGTCATGGATTATCAGAGTATAAAAGAATTAACTGAACGTTTGTTAGCAAGAAAATATGTAGATGGAATGATAATGATACAAGAAAAAGAGTATAAAACAGAATATTGTTATCATTTTGATTTAAATTTATATCATACACCATATACTACAAAACCTGTACCTAAAGATAGTATAACTAAAGTTATGCATTTTGAACATATACATAATGAAGAAATATCAGATGATAGAAAATTTAAAGTTTATGAAGATTTATACTATTATTTATTAATTTGGGGTATAGAAAAATGTCTGGAAACGTCAAAAAAATTAAAAGAATGGCAAAAACATTAACTAAAGGAAATGTAATAGTAGAAGATATTAAAATAGGAGATATACATTATGAATTTGATTATGGTGTAGGCATTAAATGTGAAGTAATAACATTACCTGTTCGTGATGATAATGGATATTGGACATGGCAAAGTAAGAATCTAAAAACAAATAATATAATTAATTACGGTGTAAAAGAAGGAATGTCACATTATTCTAGTAATTTATATACTTATGAAGCATATAAAGTTAATTGTTGGATTTAAATATTAATAATAATGGCAAAAATAATAAAAACAACTGGTGAAGAAATATCAGTAGTACCAGAAAATAGTAAAGATTTTAAATTAGAAGAATTACAAACAATAGTAGATGGATATATAGAAATAGTGTTTTTAGGTCCTGATTCAACTACTAAAAAACCTATGATATTAGTTATAAATGAAGAAGGTAAATTAAATAATTTATCACTTAATGAAAAAGCAACTGAAATATATCAAAATGCTGTAGGACCATATGATGTAATTGTAGGAGATGTTTTATATTGTGAACATAAACAAGTTAAATAATGAACGATATACCAGAATATTTATGGAGAGATGCTTATAAAGCATACATAAGAGCATTTGAATTAGA